GCTACTGCTGCAGACATTGTTGCAGATCCCTCTGCGCCAGATGCTTTCGTGGAAGGTGTTATGGAGTCTAAGGAGTGGACCTTTGTTGATGGTAAATTCGTGGAAAGGGACTTAGAAGAGATGAAGGAAACCATTAGGAAAACTAATTCTCTTCAGTTACAGGAGGCCAAAATTAAGGCTTTCCAGCATTTTCTACAAAAAATTAAATAATATAAATAGTATTATTGAGGGATCTCAATAGAAATTCACAGGAGATAAAAAGAATGTCTATCGAACAAAAAATTAGTGAACTATTGGAGGAGAGCAAAAAAATGAAAAATGATCTCCAAGAAGAAGTTCAAGAAGTTGAAGAGCAAGCCGAAACTGTTTCTGAGGATGCAGTTGAGGAAACTTCTTTAGAAGAAGCTGCTGGCGAAAAGATGAATAAGATTGACGCTGAGCACGACGAAGAAGAAGTTAATAAAGATAACGCTAAAGCTGCAGCTGCTACTAATACTGAAGCTGCTAAAGCAAGCGCATCTGCAGAAATGCCATCTACTAATCTTAAGAAGATGAAAGAAGATGTTGATGCGTTGTTGAATGGCGAAGAGCTTTCTGAGGAGTTCCGTGAGAAAGCTGAAACAATTTTTGAGGCTGCTGTTATTTCTCGTGTTAAAGCTGAAACCGCTAAGTTGGAAGAAGCATACGAAGGAAAATTGACAGAAGCTAAGAAAGAACTTGAAGAGGGTCTTGTTGAAAAGGTTGATGGATATCTCGGTCTTATGGTCGAGCAGTGGATGGAACAGAATGCACTTGCCCTTGAATCTGGTATGAAGTCTGAAATTCTTGAAGGATTTATTGGTGGATTGAAGTCTCTTTTCGAAGAGCACTACATTGATATCCCTGAAGAGAAGTTTGACGTATTGGGTGAAATGGAATCAAAGATCGAAGATCTAGAGTCCAAACTCAACGAGTCAGTTGAAGATAGTCTTTCAATAAAGAAAGAACTCGATGCTATGAAGCGTATTAATACTATCGACGAAATTTCTGAAGGTCTAACTGACACTGAAGTAGAAAAGTTCAAAGGTCTAGCCGAAGAGCTTTCTTACGAAGACGTTGACTCATTTACGAAAAAACTTCAGACAATCCGTGAAAGTTATTTTACAAATAAGGCAAAAACAGAAGTTAATTCTGTAGTCACTGATGAGCCAGTTGCTGAGACAAAAGTTCTCTCTGAGACAATGTCTCGTTATGCAAATGCTCTCGGAAACACATCTTTTAGATAAGAATAGAAAGAGGTAAATCGAATGGATCGTAAACAACTAATGGAGAAGTGGTCACCAGTTCTTAACCACGAATCTCTTCCAGAAATTAAAGATAACTACCGTAAAGAAGTTACGGCAGTTCTTCTTGAGAACCAAGAACGTGAAATGGGTAAGCAAGCTGATATGATCACCGAGGCATCAGGTGCTCCTACCAACAATGCAGCTGCATATCCTAACACAGGCGGTATGGCTAAATTTGACCCAGTATTGATTTCACTGGTTCGTCGTGCTATGCCACAACTTATCGCTTATGACGTTGCTGGCGTTCAGCCAATGACTCAGCCTACTGGCTTGATCTTCGCAATGAAGTCACGCTACGGCACAATGGGCGGTACAGAAGCTCTTTATAACGAAGCTGATACTGATTTCTCAGGTGAAGGTGCTCACACTGGTTCTAACCCAGTCAATGGCTCTTACACAACTGGTGAAGCTACATCTACAGGCGAGGGCGAGGCTCTTGGTTCAGGTGCTTCACTTGCTGGTGCTTTCAATCAGATGGCTTTCTCTATCGAGCGTACAAGCGTAACAGCTAAGACACGTGCTCTTAAAGCTGAATACTCGATCGAACTTGCTCAGGACATGAAGAGTGTTCATGGTCTTGACGCAGAAGCTGAACTCAGCAACATTCTTTCTGCTGAGATTCTTGCTGAGATCAACCGTGAAGTTATCCGTACAATCTACACAACTGCTAAAAACGGTGCAGTAGCTGGTACGACTACTTCAGGTACTTTCGATCTTGACACCGACTCAAACGGTCGTTGGTCAGTTGAGAAGTTCAAAGGTCTCTTGTTCCAAATCGAGCGTGAAGCTAATGTGATTGCTCAGCAAACACGTCGTGGTCGTGGT